TCTAATTGGTAAAACTTTGGGGAGTAAGCCCAAGCCCCATCTTTACGAACATACCCGTATCCGTCAGAAGGGGCATCCGTGATGTAACCTTGACTGGTTACAAACGATTCCGTGGCGTAGCCAGTAAGGTCAGCCGATGTAAGGTAGTTCTGCGAGGTGACCCAAGATTCGGTGGCGTAGCCCGACAAGGCTGATACGGTGATATACCCCGCAGGGTTGGTAAGGGGGTAGTAAGTAGCCGCCGCCGTAGCCGAGGTAAGGTAGGGAGTAAGGGCAGAGATGGTAATGTACCCCTGCGAGGTTACGAAGGACTGGGTAGCATAGGACGACAGGTCGATGCTGATGGTCTGGGTGCCAGAGTTGTAGGCTAGAGGTGCCGTGGCAAAGGCCACGCCGCTGTCGCCCGTGTCCCCCTTCTGGCCTTGAATCCCTTGGATGCCCTGGATTCCTTGGATTCCTTGGATTCCTTGATCTCCACGGGGAATGGTGAAATCTAGGATGGCGGCGTAAGGCGTGCCAGCGTTGACCACAAGGGCGTTGGAGCCTGGTGCCCCAGTCGTGGTACTGCCAACCGTCACGGTAGCCGAGATGGACGGCAAGGACGGGTTAATGACAACTACCGCTGGGACTACTGGATTTACGGCGATGTTTGCCGCTTCGCAGATCGTAAGGGTGATAGCCATTAGGTATAGATGTTCTTGGTTACATTGTTAAGGATAACCACATTTACCGTCTCCGAATAGATGGCGATCCCATTAGACACAAACAACATATCCATAAACCCCATGCCCCAATGCCAATCATCGGTATTGGCGTAAAACATCGAAAACTCGGTTGGGCTGTCTTTGGTTACCACCAAGGGGTAATCGTTAAAACGGGAGTCACGAACTGTGCAATAAAGGTCGATGCCGTCCAAGTTGGCTGGGGCGGCAGGGCTGGACTGGGTATAAACCCCAGAAATCGTTAGGGTCGAACCCTTGGTAAAACTGAAGGTAGGAGTAGCCATAGGGCTTTGGAATTAGCCCAATGTCAACCTACCTCAAAGTCACCAGGAACGACCGAGATGTAGTTCCACCTGTTGGGTGCAAATACAATAAAGCCTATGGTAATCCTAAAGTCCCCACCTCCCAAGTCCTCGTACTTGTATGAGGTATAGGACGGCCCTGGGGGGGTAGAAGCCCAAGGGGTAATATACTGATTGGGTGGAAAAAAGTTAGGGTCGGTAGGGCTAGGGATGTAGTTAGCCGCCGTTAGGTTGTAGGTGTAGTTAAGGTAGGAATAGGTGGTGGTGGTATCCCACACCCCCCCGATATATGTAGTTACATCGGTCTGAAGTTCAGCCCTCATTTCTACCGCAAGACCTACCCACGGGGCATTGGCATAGTCACCCTCTAAAACGGTGATTTCAAAGCGTGGCGTATCAACCGTTTCGTAATCAGTTGGACTTGTATATGTGGTGACAGAATCCGTGTATGAGTTATAAACCGTAGCCGACCCACCAAGCATGAAACCTAATTGAGTTGGGCAATCTGCCTTTAGGTTGGTAAAAACAGGGTCAACGATTCCTGCGTTATTAGTTCCGTCTCCGTTATATTGGTTTGTTTCTCCAATATAAAAAGGAGTCCTACGCCACGGCTTGGTAATCTCGATCATACACGGTAGTAATAATACGATGCCGTGTTGGGGGCGGAATACTTGTGACGCTCGGCGGTAAGGCTACCAGAGACAAGTTGATTAAGGCCAAAGGAGATGGTACCGCCCGTCCCAGAAGTAGCCGTTAGTACGGACAAGGCGATGTAACCTTCGGTGTCCGTGTCGGTAGTAGGGTAAGCAATCACCACAATCTCCGAATTAATTAACGGGAAGAAGGCTGGGGCTGGGTCTGCCTTGCACTTGATGGCCACTACATATGTTCCAGCGGATAAGGGGGCCGTGAGGGGAGTATAGACGCCCGTCATAATAGTCCCGTTGATAAGTGGGATGACGCTATTGACCGACCCTGCTGATACACGCACTACGGTTATTCCATCTACTGAATCAAGAAATACCGTGAACGGTGGATAAGACTGAACGCTTACAACTTCCTGTGAACTACTGTATGCAACGCCATTATTGGATGACCTAAAATCAATGCCCTGGGACATCATAGTGGACGCCCTGTCCACAGCGATGGCCATGCGGTTCATGGCTCCAGCCGAGATAGGTTGTCCCGTACCAAACGAACCGTAGGTAGATGAATTAAATCCTCCGATTGAGCGTGGCATTATCCTAAAGAACTGTCGATATAGACATCCTTATCCCAGCCGCCAAGACCAGAAAGCATGAGGTCAGCGGTCACCTTCCAGAGTGCCCCAAAACGCTCGACTGACGCATTGGTAACAAGGAAAGATTTATGGATTTTTTCAGTCCAAGGATCGGTGTAATTAAAGGTACCAGCATATGGGCTAGAACTATACGCAAAAGCCTTGTATGCTTCTGGCAAGTAATAAGCACCACCGTTTGTGACAAACCCAACAATGGAGGCACGATCTAATGCTTGTTCTTCTTCCGTGAAGTAAATAAGCACACGAAGCGTCATCTGCGGCTTGTAATAGGATTTGATTCCAGCCTTCAGATTTGGGGTTTCATCGGTTGGGTCTTGATTGGGCAAGAAACCGATGAACTGACAGTTATTGATAAGGCCACCCCCAGCCACCTTTGGAGTCCACGCCGCACGATTTGGGTTGGTGGTAAGGTTGCTGTCAAAACCACCAAGGGCAGGCGGGTGTCCAGCAAGTGGTGGTACATCGCCCCAGTTTAGGGCATTTATAGTAATAAAGTTTGGGTGGGCTTGGATGCTCTCTGCCGCCGCCGCACCAGTCATCATAATCTGTGGGTCGCTGTAACCACGGCCATTATAATCAGTTCCAGACTCGCCACCACCATTGGTAGCAAGTCCGCAGTATTCTGCCACGATGCTTACGACCTGTCCCTTTTCCTCGGTCATCGTTGCCTTAAACAACTTGAGTTGCGAGTAATCGTCAGAAGGGTGGGAACGGCCACGATGGAACCAGTTGGGAAACTGTGCGGTGTAAATCTTCGCCCACTTAAACTTGACGGTGGACTGAAGCATACCAAAGCCGTCCGAGTCCACAGACCATCCTGGCTGAACTACTGGTGATTCCAGATCGTTCCCGTATTTGATAGAAGTGTCGATTGGCATAGATTAGTATCCGAGTGCGGTGTTGCGGTAGATTTGGATTTCCTCTTTTGGGGTAGCCAACTGGGGAGTGGTATTTTCCGCAGTCTGTTCCGTGGCTGTTGCGATGCGTTCCAAGGGAGTAAAGGCTATGGCTGAAACGATGTCGCCGCCGCCCATCTGCTGGAGCGATGATGCACCTTGGGCTTCGGACAGGCCAAGCGGAGAGAGTTTCTTGCCATCGGCACCGCCTTGAAGTTCTTTGATTCTGTCCAAAAAGATTTTCTTTTCATCAGCATCCATAGAATACCTCCAGGCCAAATCATCGTAATATGCTTCATCTTCCTCTTTTGTATGACCACTTGAGCGATTTTTGTATGTGGCTTCGGCGGCATCCTTTAACATTTGTCCACGATCAACAAACCATCCTTTAAAGTTGTACCAAACGCTGTTCGCAAAATTATCAATAGCATCAGCAAGTCCTTCCCCCAGGTTGTGCATAGTCCCCACAATGTCGATAAATGCCGATTCAAGAATGGCACCAACCCGTGTCATCATATCTGCAAAACGAGCCGAACCACGGGCATTTTCTTCTTCGGCTGTTGCAACATTACCCAACTGTTTCTTTAGTTCTCCAGAACCCTGCTTGACCAAGGGAAGCATCTGCTCGAAAGACGAGCCGAATAACTGCGTGCCATAGTGCATCAAGGTGGCGTTATCTGTACCAGCCTTATGTGCATCGGCAAGTGCGTAAAGTGCATCTTCGTATCTTAAACTTTCCTTACCAATGTCCTTTAGTCCAAAGCCCAACTTTGTAAGTGCAGAATTGGCCTCGGAACCCTTGATCTTGGCTTCGCCCATCTTCTTGTTGAACTCGGCCATCGAGTGCGAAAGCGTGGACAGGCTCATGCCAGAGTTCTGTGCCACTACATTCCATTTTTGGAGTTGCTCGGTCGGCATACCAGTAGCCACGGACATATTGCGAAGTTCACGGGCCTTCTCCGCATACTTCAACATGAAGTCAAAGATAGGCGTAATTGCCGACATTAACATCTGGCCGATACCGTACGCACGACCAAGGATGGACGCAAAGGAAGTGGATTGCGTGGACGCCTTACTGCCTTGCTTGGATACATCCTGCAAACCCTTTTCCAACTGGGTGGTATCTGCACCGACTGTGACTACGATTTCAGAGGCCATTAGTTTCTAGGAGTTGCTTCTTTAAAGCGGTTGATGATGCTGTCGAACTTATCGAGCATATCTTCGTCATCGGTCGATAGGACATCAATCTTGGAACCGTTGTATATGGCGTGGGAAATGGACATCCATACGGCTTCACCTTCGGGCATTGTCCATGATTCTTCAAGCGTACAACCGTTCCGAACATTGTTTGCCACACAAGACAGCACCCACGGGATGTTCTCCTTATTCACGCCCTTCTCCTTTGACCACATTTTGGGGTAAGAGCAAGACTCTGTGATAACACCAATAATGCGTCCAACTTCACGGGCCAACTTATTTCTATTGGAGTTAAGCACGATCATATGCCATTTCTCCATGAAGTTGATTGGTGCGTTGATGCCTTTCTTTTCGTAAGTTGATAGTATTCTTACGGCCTTGATTACATCGGTGGCTGTAAATCCACGCTTGCCGATGTCCAGGAAAGGGCTGTCGATGGCCATAAGCATCATGCGATGCCGTAGGCAGAAAGGAAGCAACCGCTTCCCGCAGACTTTTACATCCGAGGGAAGCGTGGTCGTGGCCTTGAGGTAACGAGCATCCATTCGTGGATGCCGCCTCTTTAGGCGATTTCCTGGTACTTGATACCTT